GTCAGATCCATCCAGAAAGCCTCTCGGCAATCTGGCCCGCTTGAGTTCGTACTTTTGGCGTTTAGGCCTAGGCACGAAGAAAGCCTCAAGCCCCTCAGAGGAAATATACCCACCGCAAGCCAAAGGCATCAGAAAGTGTTCGTCTACAAAACGGACCCTCTGTTGTTTCGGCTTAAGATAAGCATATTTCCTCGTCACCTGGGAGCACAGAATCCCTTGGTCGGGATTCAGCCATTCAGGCACGAAGAGCGGCCTATTCCATAGTAGCGACTTGAGATACTCGAAAGATCTATTCGGCCAGAAGTTATTCCGACCGGACCATTCGAGCAGTTGATTGATCGCTACGTAGATATCGCTATCGCTGCGAAGGTTTCTCACATAAAACGGTGTTATATCCGTTCCATTGTGATAATCCCCACCGCAGCTTTCGCGAAATGGGCCTTCACTGTAAGACTTATCGTAGTTCACGACAAGTCCGGCTTGGGTTAGTAGCTCACAAAGTTCTGCGTACTCTTCTGTTCTGACAATGATGTCATCACCGAAGACCGCCGTTGAGGACCAATCAATATAAAGCATTGGTCCGCGGCGTTGTGCGCGCATTGCATATATGAGCGAGCTAAGCATGAGAGTCATGAGGGGGAATGTGAATCCGTTCCCCATGGTGCTGATCATGTTCAATTCTACTAACTTACCCTGGATCATGATTTGTGGACTCCTCAAATTCATAAGGAGATCAAACCACGGAGCAGGCATCAAGCTCCGGACAAGGTCGATTGAGAACATATCGGATGCGGAACTCAGGTCGATGGTAGCAAGGCTACCATCTATTGAACCGCGAAGTGCAAGAGCCTTATTCAGGGGCTGCTGCTTTGATATGTCTAAACCGATATAGCGCAAAGTTCCCTCAAGGTATATGCCCGCAGCAAGCTGCAGACACATGTTCCCCATGGGTTCGATCGCTATCGTCCGTACGGTGTCTTCGTTCTTGGGTACTGTCGTCAGTCTCGAACCGTAGATTGGAGCGATCCCTAACCTCTTCTTTTTCCAGTCAATGGATGAGAAGTAAGGATTGGAAGCTCTTAGTCGACGTACATACGGCTCACACAGAGGGGTACATGTCATCTCCTGTCCGATCTTCTGGGCAGCATGTGTACCCTTAACGCCATTACTAGCGCCAGGGCCAAACTTCCAGTTATCGTATAGAAATGACGAGTCAAGAGTGACCTGAATATTAAGGTCGTTCAGCGTCGTGGTGAAACGTTCAAGCATAACAGTTATGAAATGCTTGGCGTCTCGCACTATCTGATCAGGCAGCTTATGCTTGAACCCAGACAAACTTTCGTTTATCGAAAGGAACTTCGCAATCGCCACTTTCTCTAGACTCTGGTTGACAAAGCCCGCACGCTTGCGCATGCGCTGTACCAGCCTATCTCGGGACTCAGGTAGAACCCCAAGGGAAGACTTGACCTCATCTGACAGGGTGTTGAAGAAGGCGTCGAGCCTATCTTCATTAGCCCGGTTACTCATAGGACAACTCCTAATGACTAGTGTGTAGAACGCTCCTGAGAGCACCTAGTTGATGACTACTCAGAATAGCCAACCTCAGTCCAATAAAGGATGAAGTCGGAGAGGCAACGCGGACACGCGTCTCGGGTTAAATCACACCCGAGATCACAGTGTCCGCGATCCCCGAGGCCTGAGCCCAGCCGGCACCGAAGTGCAGGCTGATCATGGCCCGGAGTTCCTCCGGCTCGTACGTGTCGGTTCCAGCAGGCACTTCCAGGATCGTAGTGATACGAGCCGGGATTGCGTTCTGGTTGACAGCGGGCGAGGCGCCTTTCCGAGTGATCATCTTGTAGGTGTTCATCGGAACGTTCTTGATCACACCGGTCGTCGGATTTGCCTGAGGCAAAGTACGCAAAACCGAAGGACGGAAGAACGACAGCTGAAACGGTTTTGACACCGAATTCACGTCGACATTCGTCTGCGTCCCGCCGAGAGCACTGATGGCATATTGCTTGCCATTGATGTTCGGCGCGACGTCGGTCGTCAGCGTATACGTCGGACTGGTCAGACCAGTCACAGCGGCCCCGGTAACGGGTGATGCAGGAGCAAAGGACATAGTAAGCCCTAGAGAAATAGCTAACGACGTCGGGATGACCCGAGTATCGAAGCCAGATTGAGCAGTTTATTGACTGCTCCTTTCCCGATCTCATCCGTTGTTTTAAGACGGAGAGACAGGTGCGGAAGTGATGCAAGAGGTGTGCGATCATACCTCGTATAAAACAGTGAACCGGGTATCATCTGATCATGCCCGAAAGCACGACGGTTTGATGACACATGTCGTCCGACTATTTCACACTCCATGGTATACTTCTTTTGTAGGATCAAATACCTAGTGGAACCTGGAGGAACCACGAAAGTATCATCCAAGAATGGACCAACAGTGGCAAAGTAATCAACAAGCCAAGAAAAAGGAAACAGCTCCCAAGCAGTGCTAGGGAGAGACTCCACTTCAAGGCCAAAATGATCACTCGCGCCATAGTTATTTCCGCTTCTTAGATAAAGATCCAACGCACAAGCGTACCTGTAAGAGAGAGTGTGCTTTGCCCTTCCCACGCGATTCCAGGAGATATCTGGGTAGATACCAGCTGAATTCCCGTAGTCAGTGCTAGACACCCACTGCTTACTCGCAGTACCAGAGAGCCTCAGATGCAGATCACTACGTGTTAAGTAGTTATTAACTGCCTCTGAAGCAGACTTCACATCATGCAAAGTCGGCTTGATCGCGAACGACCAAGCCAACCAAGGTTCAGATGCGAAGCGGTACGCAGATGCACCACGTGTTTTCTTTATGGCGATAAGGGCCTTTATAAGCTTCGTGCCAGAACCCGCAATTTGGTGAATAAGTTCACGCATTTCACGAAGTTCGACAGTCGGCGCTAGGGCGTTAAAACCGCCGATGCCAGAAGATAGGCGCTTCTTCAAGCGTCCCAGAGCGATATCACGAAGAGCAAGGTCGTCGCCGTCAGAAATCATATCGAAGCCATCACCGGTTTGCACGAGTCTATTAAACCCGTGGTACCAATAAGTGGTTCCGTTGAATTCGTACGGTTCAAACCAATTGCCGATCATGTAAAGCGGGGTAACCCGCGTACCGACTCTGGTATAGCTTGTCGAAGCGTCTTGCTTCCTCTGAACTTGTTGTCTCCAGTTCGGGTTGCTCACGCCAGTTTTCAGATCGTTGCCTTTATTCACAACCACAGCATTGTTAATATACAACGCATTTCCCGGACCAAACCGGGAATCATTGTAGAAACTATACTGCGAATTGGTATAAAGGCGGGGCGATGTGATAGTGGCCATAGCTAACCTAGAGAAGACAAACGCACGGAAGAAAACCGTACGTAGAGAAACTACTGCCGACGGACCTAAATTCGCCGTCGCCTGACCGTTAGGCCAAGCGCTTAACCAAAGGATATGTGCAGTAGACGGAGGCCCCTAAGGGG